CGGGACTACACTTCTTACGATAACAAGTTTGTTCTGTTCATAAGATTTGTCAAGAACCTTTTCCAACGCAAGATACATTCCCACAAAGGTTTTACCAGTACCAGCAGAACCACAAAGAACGAGATGGTCTCCTTCCTTGAACGCTTCGTATGCTAGTTTTTGGTTTTCTGTTATGGGGTCGTAGGTTAACAAATGGTCTATCTTGAGACGTTTCATAGTCATGTTTTGATGTTCGCCTTTGAGTCAGCGCCTTTCTTTATATTACCTAGTAAGTTCTTCCAATCAGAACTCGTCTTGTTGATGACATTACCAGTCATACTAACTAATGCTGGAGCGCCAATCTGTTGAGACCAATCAGTTCCTAGTTCTTTCAGTTTCTCTTGGAGTGAATCATAGGAACACATCACAGTTTGTGTTTCTTCGGTCTTCTTGTTTACAATTGTATACATTGGCATATATTATCATTCCTAAATGACGAAAGGGGTGACTAACACCCCCTCCGAGATACTTACCACCTACCTTATGCTAGAATTTGAGTTGAATTTTCGTACTCTGCAATAGTTTGATTTAAGAATGTCTTTTTCTTCGATAACTTGTGTGCGAGGTTGTCTCTTCCCTTCTTTTTGAGACGGTGGATATAGTTATCAAGTTCTCGACTATCATTCTTTAATCTCTCTATTTGGTTTCTTGGCATTAAACGCACTCCTGCTGTTAGTTGAAAGAAACATAACGAAAATCTAAGATAGTAGGGTTGGGAATGCCTCCTCTACTATTTTCTTAGTCAAACCTTTGACTGGAGATTTCTTGTCTTTCATACTTAGGACAATCAAGGCATCCTCGGCATGGACACTCTCCAATAACTGAATAAATTTGGTTTCAACCCTCAGTTGACCTAACTGTTGACTTCTTGCGCCTTCGACAAAATTACCGAACTCACGGTGAAGTTTCCTCAGAGATGAGGGGACACTTTGGGACTTATTGGGGTTGTAGGGAGGTTTCCCTTCGGGTAGAACGAATTTAAGACGGTCATCGAATATTCCTCGGATGACATCTTGCACAGCAGGAACTTGGTTCCCCTGTTCTTTCAGGAAAGATATCTTGTCTTTCCTTGTTTTGAGTTTAGTAAAATCTTCGAAGATTTCGAATACTTCTCTTTCCATAATGGACTTCCTCTTAGTATTATATATACAAATTAATTATTTGAATCGTGATATTGGTCAAATTCTTCTAACATCGACTCATATTCCGTGACCATATATGACGAGGATGCGACCCTCTCAAAATCGCCACGGAGGAGCGCATCAGCAAGTTCATCTTCAGTCTTTGTCAACAAATTTACTATTCGTTGTCGATTTTCCTTGATCTCTTTATCTATACTCAATTTATATCCTATGCAGCAAGTCTAATATCAATGTAGTGTGAACGGTAGAAGTAGTCAGTCATGGCATCATCTTCACAGAAGAAATCTTCACCTTCCATTGCAGACTTCAACTCAGTCAAGAAAGCGACACCTTTCTTACCATAGTTCTCTGAAATCCAGTACTCGTTGACGTTGTGATTCCACTTGCGGTAATCATTCATAACCTCAACAGGGTCAAACTTGTAGTTTTCAAACTCTCGTCTCGCAACTTTCTCAGGAGACATTTGAACATCAATGTACTCTTCCATGATGTCATCTGCATTCTTTACTTTGGCAACCAAAGTACTGTGATGTTTAATACTCAAAGATATCTTAACATTATACTTCTTAGCAACTTCTTTGATTTTTACTGAAAGTTTTTTCTTGTCTTCTTGCGATACATACGCCATAATTTAATCTCTCTCTCTTTTCTCATTCTCAATACAAGTATTATAACAAGTTGGACAACTTTTGTCAACAGCTTTCTTCAATTAATTACAAGTTTTTTGCAGAGAATCTTGGATACAATCGGAACGGTGCCCGTTCTTCAAGAGTCTCTGAAAAGATCAATGGTTCTGGGAGAGAACGTTCATCTAACGCATTGAAGAACAATGCCATGTCAACGTCTTCTTCTAACCAGATATACTCTTCGTTGAAGAACGAGTACTCCGAAATCTTGTTGGTGAAGTTTAGTTTCTCAGCCAAACGGACTGGAACTTTCAGGTAACTGTGTGATGGGTCAGAAACATATGTCACGGCATTTTGGGGATTAGTTGCAAAACTCATTTTGACACCTCACTTATTAATTTCATCATATGGTAATCTTTCAAAAGAATGTCTCTAACACGTTCACGGTCAAGAGAATCTGCCGCCCACTCGAAGTGAGTCTTAACACTAGAAACAAGTTTTAAGTATTGCATGATTGCTTTCTCAACTTTCGCAACAGTAAGGTCTGCGATAGGATAAAGTTTTGAATCATACGCATAAAAGGATAGGACATAGTTGCGGAACTCAACTAGTTGGGGATGACGTTTACTAACACTATCAAAATTCATCATATTTTCTCTCTCTCTCTTTTCTCATTCTCAATACAAGTATTATACACCCTATGGCATCTTTTGTCAACACTTTTTTTCAAAATAAGCGAAAATATATTACTTTTTTATATGTTTTGAATGTATCTTACACCCGATAAACTCGTTGTAATACTCGTCACTCAAGAGAACGTCATATTCGAATTGTAGTTTTGCTTCGTAATAGGAACACTCACCTTTTGTACGGCATAGTCTTAGAATGGTTCTCTCGAACGCCTGGCCCCCTTCTACGAGGGTTTTTACTCTTTCCGAGGAACCATAGTACTTCATCCAGTCAGACTGGACTCGTGTTCGTTTACGTCTTTTTCTTGTTTTTGTTACAGGGAGTATCTTGGGTTTCCAGAAGAACTTCTTACCAATATACTTTTTACCAGTACTTAACTCAGTCAAACAGTAGACGAATCCTTGATAGTCTTCTAAAAAGGATTCGTCTGGTTCAAACTGTTTGTCTTCATATATCCACATAAGGGTATATATGTGTTGTTTATATTGTTACCCCACACATAGGACAGTATTGGGGTTCCTCTTCCGAGTCCTTCACAAGAACTTCGGTTTCTGTTTCACATAGATGGCATTCTAATGTATAGGTGACATCTTCTTCCACTATGCTGCACACCCTTGTCCATCAAGTCCACAGACTTGGGACTCTTCTTCTTCGTCCCAACCCCAGTCACCTTCCATTCCATTTACAGAATATTCGGTTACTCGTTTCTCAAAGAAGTTGTCGTGTGATGCACCATTCAGTACCCAGTCCAACCAAGGTAATGGATTGTCCTTAACACCGAACTTGGGTTTCATGCCCAGTTGTAACAAACGTCTGTCTGCAATGTGACGAATGTATTGTTTCACATCTGCCTCTGACAGTCCTTCGATGTCTCCAGACTTATATGCAAGTTTGATGAATCGGTCTTCTAACTTAACAGCATTCTTTGCCATCTCGTAGATTTTGGACTTCAGTTCATCATTTACGATACGAGGATGTTCCTCACAGAACTCACGGAACAACTTAGAGTTGCCCTGTACGTGCATGGTTTCATCTCGAATCGACCACTCAACGATTGTACCCATACCTTTCATCTTACCGAAACGTTGGAAGTTCAACAACATTACAAATGATGCGAATAGAGACATACCTTCGTTGAATACAGATTGTGCCAGTACAAGTGCAAGTCCAGTATGAGAATGAATGTCACCCTCTTTCATGAAGTCGATCTTGTCAGCCATCTCCTTGTACTCAAGGAATGCATGGTGTTCTTCGTCAGGTAAACCCAGAGTGTCGTTCAACAATGCATAGGCACGTTGGTGTACACCTTCTCGGTTTGCGAACGATGATAACATATTACGAATCTCGTTGTTCTTAAACTTCGGAATCAACAGTTCGTGATAGTTCTCTCCTACCTGTACGTCTGACTGTGTAAACAATCGTAGTACTTGGGTAACAAATTCCTTTTCCTGTTCAGAGAGTTTTGTTCTCCAATCTTGTACATCCTCTGATAGTTCCGCTTCCGATTCTACCCAATGGATTTCTTCGTGTTTGGTTGTTAACTCTACCGCCCAAGGGTAGAGGAATGGTTTGTACGTCTTACTAAAATCTAATAGTGCCATTTTTATCCTTATCCTTCGCAAGCCCGACATTCATCGGACTCTTCTATTTCTATTGGTTTGTTTAGGTGTTCCATCAAATCCTCATACCCACCTACATACTCACCTTCAATGTAAATTTGTGGTACTGTCTTAACATCTCGACCTGTTACTTCTTTTGCGGTCTTACCAATGTCTGCAAGATCAATCTTGTCGAATGGTATTCCTCTCAACTTGAGTTCTTCCATCGCCATTGCACAGAATGGACAGTTACCTTTAGTATAGACGATTGATCGGGTGTCACCTTGTAGTGCGACCCTTTCTACCTTCTCAGATACATTCTCGGCACGTTGTTTCGCCTCGGTGCGTAGATAGTATAGACCTTTAAGTCCATCCTTCCATGCCTTTAAGTGTACCTTGTTCACATAAGACTTCTCTGCACCAGCAGGGAAGAATAAATTAACCGACTGTCCTTGACATATAAATGGTTGTCTTTCTGCAGCGTGTTGTACAACCCATGTTTGGTCAAGTTCATCCGCAGTTCTGAATACAGCCTTTTCACCTTCTGTGAAGAATGGTAAATGTTGTACCGAACCTTTGTTAGTAATGATTGATGTCCAGTTGGACTCGTTGTTCTCACCTTTATCATCAAGTAACTGAGTCAAGTACTTGTTCTTCACTAGGAAAGAACCAGCACGTGTGCGGTGAGTATATGCATTTGCCTTCAATGGTTCGATAGAAGGACTTGTACTTAAAATAACACCAGATGATGCGTTTGGTGCGATTGCCATCAAGTGAGAGTTTCTTCGTCCACTCCCCTCACCATCAGGATACTCACCACGTTCTTCGGCAAGTAGTTTGGTCTCTGCGACTGCTTCCTCATTGATATGTTGGAATACAGTTCGGTTGATCTCTCGTGCAGCTTCTGACTCCCACGCAACTCCATGTTTCTGTAGTAGACTGTGGAAACCCATTGCACCTAGTCCAATACTTCTCTCACGTTGTGCAGAATACTTTGCACGAGAGATAGTGTCAGGTGCATTGTCAATGAAGTACTCTAATACATTATCGAGCATTCGTACAATGTCACGTACAATAGAAGTGTCTTTCCACTCGTCATAGTACTCTAGATTGAGAGAAGATAGGCAACATACGGCAGTGCGATCTGCATCTGTGGGAAGATGAATCTCGTTACATAAATTGGAACCATGAATCTTTAATCCTTTATCTTGTAGTGGTTGTGGTAAATCACGATTTGCGGTATCAATGAAGTTCAGGTAGGGTTCACCTGTGCGGAATCGTGTCTCTAGAATGCGTTCCCATAGTTTACGAGCATCAGTACTATCCTTAACACTACCATCTTTAGGGTCACGAAGATCAAAAGAACTTCCTGTCTTGACCGCTTCCATAAACTCGTCCGAGACATTGATAGCGTTATGTAGGTTCAATGCTTTACGTTGTACGTCACCTGTCGGGATACGCATATTCAAAAACTCAATGATATCTGGATGTGAGATATCCATGTAAGCGGCATACGAACCCTTACGAGTCTTACCTTGTCGATACGCAATCATATCAGCATCAACAGTGTGTAGGAATGGCATCGGGCCAGGCGCAATGTCTGATACAGTTCGTACATCACTCCAGTGTCCACCAACACCACCACCCATTACAGACAACCATCGCAACTCAGATGAGTGACTGATCAGTCCTTCAAGACTGTCGGGTACGTATGTGAGGAAACAAGAGATAGGCATACCTTTGTTCTTTGCATCATGTCCATTGGGTGCATTTGACAGAACAGGGGAGGCGAACATGAACCACTTATTAGACACGTAGTCATACAGACGTTGTGCTAACTCGTCATCCATTTCATCTCGGTACTTAGACCATGCTTTTGCAGCTCTTGCGAAACCCTCTTGTGGACTTTTTTCATAATCATTCAAATAAAAATCTTTTAACATACCTACTGCATATTCAGCGAGTAGGGAATCTTTCTTCTTATCAATTTTGAGGGTCATATTTTACTTTCCATAGAGTGTAGTTTTCTTGAGGGGTAATAGTATCTATACCCCCAGAGTTTTTCAATTAGGTTATTTTACCCCAAAAGGGCGGAAATGTCAATCTTTTTCTGAATTATTTTCACTGTTTATTTCACCAGTGATTGCATTCTCATAATAGATGATGATTGACTTTTGTTGCTCGAGATATCTGCGTGTCTCGGCAACATTAAGTGCAAGAGTCTCGTAGGAACGAACACTCATTGCATAGAAGACCCAAGGTTGACCATTGTCTTTGACATACTCCGCAAGGAATCCATCAAAGTTTTCTTCGGTCACAACATAAAACTTGGGTTCACCCAGAGTTACAGGTTTGGGACTACGTTGGAGGGGAATCTTTTTCTCGACCAGTTCTTTTTGTACGACTACCTGTGATTCAGGTGTTCGTAAAAGGGCGCACCCACTACTCAGAGTCAATAGTAGTGAGAGACTCAATATCGTCAAAAACTTTCTTTGTCGCATTATTAATCCTTAGTTGTATCATGCCAGGACGTTTCAAAGATAGTCGAGTCAGGTCGTGATCTCTAAACTTTTCGATCAGACTATCTTTGTACACCTCTGCCTGTTGTAGGTTTGCTTGCAGTTCTAAGTTCTGTTCTTCCATTTGAGTTGCGAACTGTGTTGCTTCTTCTAGTGCAAGTGCATTACTTTCCGCAACCAGTTCCAACTTCGCATTGTTTTCTCTTAGAACCGCAATACGATTCTTCATGTCTCGGTACTCTGACACCGCACCGAATACCAACATTCCGACAATACCAGCAACCGCAAGTTTTGCGTATAGTCCGAACATTAGTCTTCTTTCTTATAGAATGTCCATGCACCATAAGCGATTGCACCAAGTGCAACCA